TGTATTCCGGAAAAGCATACCTTAGTAAAAGAAGGTAAGAAATATGTAGTTACCCATTACGATGTTTTATTTGAAAACGGTAAAACAGTAACAGATATTCCTGTTAGTGAATTAGAGATTAAGACTCAAAACGAACACTGGCACAAAGGGTATAAAAAGAAAAAGAAGTAAGCTATGCATAAATTAGAAAAACTTATATTAGAATCTTACGCTGAAATAACCTTAAGAGAGGAAGAACAATCTAGAGGTACTCTAGGCTTAGAGGAATTACCAAAGTCTTTCAGAGATAGTATTGAAAAAAGATACGGTGTGTCTAAGTGGCCTGATAAAGATTTTGTATCTTCTGATATGAAAACTTACTTTAAAACCATTTCTGTAGATAATACCACTGGTAATGTAGGACATAAACCTATATCATTACCATCATTTGAAGGTCTCTATACTAATTTTTCTGATATAGTAGGAGATATAAAAGGTCTAATGAATAACCAAGATGTTAGGACTGATAAAAGAGCTAGAGAATTATTTGAATTGATAAAAACTAATTTTAGAAAACTCCAAAGTTACCTGAGAAACGAAAGACCTGATCAATATGAGCTTATGAAAATGAGACGTACAATGGAAGAGGCAGTAGGAGACTTAGTAAAACTCAAAGATAAAAACGGCAAAGGAGTAGAACATGAAATAGAGTCCGAATTTAAAGACAGTCATAAACATGATTTTTTCACTGTTAAAGGTAAAAAAGGAATATTTGATAAGCTAGACATAGTAAAAGAAGCAGAAGAACCAACACCAGAGGAAGAAGGAAATACTAAAGCTCCTCCAGAAACAGTACTAGAAGATGCAACCGACACTATACTTAGCAAATTTCCTACCTTAAAAGCAGCAATTATTAAACTCCAAACAGAAGATTTCAAAGAGTTTGTTGATACTATAGATTGGATTTCTCCTAGACCAACAGAGTTTAGGATTAATATAAAAAACGGACAAGATTACATACTAAAATGGACAGGAACAGGATTCGAAGCTCAAATTTTAGGTAAAAGATTTTACATAGATAAAATTAACGATTACCAGCAAGCATTGGATAAGTTAGCGATACTATATAAAGAAGGTCCTATGACAGGAGCAGGAGAAGGAGAACCAGCAGATACCGATAGTGGATCATCTGGAGGAGGTGGCGGAGGAGATTTCCCCGGAGAAGAAGGTGGAGGAGATTCCGGAGTTGATGCTCTAGGAGGTGATGATACAGCTGATGTAGGTGGAGAAGAAGGAGGAGCTGATTTAACAGATGAACCTGTTGATTTTGAAGAACCAGCAGAAGAACCAGAAGCATAATAAAAAACTAAAACAAATACAATGAACAATTTTGACTTAAGAAAGTTTTTAGCTGAAAACAGAAAAACAGTTAACGAAAATCAAGATCATAGTGATGAAGAAGAACTAGACCTAGTACCGGACCTTGATAAAGGAGGTAAAAATTATAGCGATAACGGGTACGAATCATATAAACTACAAGTTAAAGCAGGCTACCAGATCCCTGAACCATACTCACTAAAGAATTATAAAAATGCTGCTGAGTTAAATAGAGAACAAGCTAAAGACGAAGGACACAGAATAGGAAAATACGTTGTTGAACTTGAAGGTCTAGAATTAGAACAATTTGTTAACGACTGGATGAAAGCTTGGAATGAAGAAATCTCAGGAGGAGAAAAAGCATAGTAATACTAACTAGCATAGAATGAATCTTATAGATAAAGTTTTATTAGAATGGTCCTATAAGACCAAAAAAGGATATCCTGACATCAACAGTCAAGAGGATATGGATCTGTTTGAATCTATGTTTGGATTTAACCTTAAAGAAGGGGATACCTCAGCAGCATTTGAAATGGAAAAAGTTATCGTTGATGCAGCAAACGGGAAAAAAGAAAAATCAACACTAATAGCAAACTCAGTAGAAGTAGGAGATAAAATAGTGAAGTCCCTTAATTTAAACGGACCAGGTAAATTTCCTGCTAATATTTATAAAGCGTCGGAAGAATGGAATAGCTATTTCCCTGATGGTGCTAAAGGCTCTACACTTACTCCTAAAACTGATATACTAGTTGGTGAGAAGAGAATATCTGTAAAAACAGGAAATGCACAATTGATGTCAGGCGGTAAACCTGAAGCTATGGCTACATTTTATACTGCAGCTAAAAAAGTACCTAAAGAAGATTTTATAGATGAATTAGGTAAGAAAATAGAAGGTTTACTTCCAACAACCGACTTAACTAAATTAGGAATAAAAGGGAATAAAGGACAATTAGAAAAAGCAGGTCAGTTTGCTAAAGTTGAGATATTAAGAAAAGCAGATGAGGCACATAAAGCATTTAAAATTGAATTAAGAAATCTTTTTAATAGTAATGCTGCATTTGCTAGAGAGTTTACTTATGAAGCTATGACTGGTGAAACCAAATTCGGAGGGTCAGAAGGTACAGCAGATTATTTCTTAGTTACAGATTTTAAAGGTAATGCTATAGGACATACAGTTACTTCTTCCTCTGATGAATACGTGGCTAAAATAGCAAAACAAGTAAAACCTGATGTTAAGTTTAAATCTAGTCAAAAAACTAAAGCATCTGCTAAAACTGCCGATAATCCTAAAGGTAAGACTGGGTTTTATTCTTTTTGGTCAACTGTTGGTCTAGGTATAGATATGGCAGTAAATGAAGCTGTCGAAAATATAGACTCAGAAGAATTTTTAACTGAAAATAAATTTGATGTTATTAAGTGGATTGAGTCTACTGTGAAAAAAGCATTCGAAAAAATAAAAGAAGTATTTAGTAAAATAAAGTCTAACCTTATAAAGAGTTGGAAAAATACATTCGATTATTTAGATATAGAGGTTGATACAGGTAGTATAAACCCAGTTATAAATTGGTAAGTTATGGCAAAAGACATAAAAAAGATAATAGCACAAGAGTATATTAAGTGTGCTAAAGATCCAGCATACTTTATGCGGAAGTACTGTTATATACAACATCCTACAAGAGGACGTATATTATTCAATCTATACCCATTTCAGGAAAAAGTACTACACTTATTCAGGGATAATCAATATTTAATTACCCTAAAATCTAGACAGTTAGGTATATCTACATTAGCAGCAGCATACAGCTTATGGTTAATGTTATTTCATAAAGATAAAAACGTTCTTGCTTTAGCAACTACTCAAGCAACTGCACGTAACTTAGTTTCTAAAACTATGTTTATGTATGATCAGTTACCTAAATGGTTAAAGCTACCTGCAGTAGAAAAAAATAAACTATCTTTAAGGTTAAAAAATGGATCTAAAATCACAGCTAAATCTTCTAACGCCGACGCTGCAAGGTCAGAGGCAGTATCACTACTGCTTATCGATGAGGCAGCCTTTATTGATAACATTCAAGAAACGTTTACTGCTGCACAACAAACCTTAGCCACAGGTGGTCAATGTATGGCCTTATCTACTCCTAATGGTATAGGTAACTGGTTTCACCAAACATGGGATAAAGCAGAATCAGGAGAAAATAGTTTCCTACCTATTAAGTTACCTTGGACGGTACATCCTGAAAGAAATCAACAATGGAGAGAACAACAAGATCAAGACTTAGGACCTCGTATGGCAGGTCAAGAATGTGATTGTGACTTCTTAGCCTCCGGTGATACAGTATTCGAACCAGATGATATGATGTTTTACGAACAGACATATTTAAAAGAGCCTTTAGAAAAAAGAGGAGTAGATACTAATTTATGGATTTGGGAAGGTGTAGACTATACTAAATCATATATGGTAGTAGCAGATGTAGCTAGAGGAGACTCAGCAGATTATTCTGCATTCCATATTTTTGACGTTGAAACTTGTACTCAAGTAGGAGAATATAAAGGTAAACTTTCACCTAAAGATTACGGAAACGTACTTGTAGGAATAGCTACAGAATACAACCAAGCACTTTTAGTAGTTGAAAACGCAAACATAGGATGGGCTACAATAGAGCAGATAATGGAAAGACAGTATAGCAACTTATATTATAGCTCTACCTCTCAAATGGAAACAGTAGAATCATATATGTCTAAATTTGAAAGAGATAAACTAGTACCTGGATTTACAATGTCAGTCCGTACAAGACCACTTGTTATAGCTAAAATGATAGAGTATATTAGGGAAAGAGGTGTTACTATACAATCTAAGAGGTTGATAGGTGAAATGAGAGTATTCGTATGGAAAAATGGAAAACCACAAGCACAGACAAATTATAATGATGACCTACTAATTTCATGTGCAACAGCACTATACGTTAGAGATACAGCATTAAGACTGAGACAACAAGGTATGGACTTAGCAAGAGCACAACTATCATCCTTTCATAATCTTAACGCAAAAAACAAAGCTGTAATGAAATCAGTTGGAAGTCAGCAAAATAATCCTTATCTTATAGATAATGGCTTTGGTGAACAAGAAGATATATCTTGGTTATTATAAAGGAGCTATTTATAATATATACTGAATCAAAATATTCATTGAATGGCAGATAAATCATTATTTGGAAGACTACAGAGATTATTCTCTTCTGATGTTATAATCAGAAATATAGGCGGGACTGAATTAAAGGTAGCTGATATTAATCAAATACAGACTACTGGAAACTTTGAAACTAATTCATTAGTGGATAGGTTTTCTAGATTACACATATACAATAATAAAAACTTATTTAATCCTAGTATTAACTACCAAACTCTTCGTATACAGTTGTATTCTGACTACGAAGCAATGGATACAGATCCTATTATTGCATCAGCATTAGATATACTTGCCGATGAAGCTACATTAAAAAATGATATGGGAGAAGTTCTCTCAATAAAATCATCAGATGAAAACCTTCAGCGAGTTCTCTATAATCTATTTTATGACGTATTAAATATAGAGTTTAACTTATGGTCATGGGTTAGAGGTATGTGTAAACATGGAGATTATTTCTTGAAATTAGAAATAGCAGAAAAGTTTGGTGTATATAATGTACTTCCCTACACTGTCTATAATATGAACAGACATGAAGGAGCAGATCCAGAAGAACCCTCTAAAGTATCTTTTACTATTGACCCTAATGGTTTAGCGTCTACTCAAGACCCTAACTACATACCTAATAGAGATAATAACGTTATAGCTTTAGAAAATTACGAAGTAGCCCACTTTAGACTAATTTCAGACCACCAGTACCTACCTTACGGTAGATCTTTTATTGAACCAGCTAGAAAAATATATAAACAACTTACATTAATGGAAGATGCGATGTTAATACACCGTATCATGAGAGCACCAGAAAAAAGAACATTCTTTGTAAATGTAGGTTCGATACCACCAGCAGAAGTTGATCAGTTTATGCAAAAGACTATCAACACCATGAAAAAAACTCCTTATGTCGACCCAAAAACAGGTCAGTATAATTTGAAGTTTAACATGCAAAATATGATGGAAGATTTCTATATACCTGTCAGAGGAGGAGACGCTTCTACAAGAATAGAAACAACCAAAGGGTTAGACTACGACGGAACAAACGATATACAGTACCTACAAGCTAAAATGTTTGCTGCCCTAAAGATACCAAAAGCATATTTTGGGTACGAAGGAGACTTAAGCGGTAAAGCTACTTTAGCAGCAGAGGATATTAGATTTGCTAGAACAGTAGAAAGAATTCAAAAAATAGTTGAATCAGAATTAACCAAGATAGCTTTAGTGCATCTATATACTCAAGGATTTACAGGTGAAAGTTTAACAAACTTTGAAATTAAACTTACTAATCCATCAGTAGTATACGAACAAGAAAAAGTAGCTCTCTTAAAAGAAAAAATAGATTTAGCAAATCAAATGAAGGAATCTAAAATGTTCTCCACAGATTATATTTACGATAATATATTTAACTTATCTGAGGATCAATACAATGAAATGAGAGACTTAGTTCGTGAAGATGCTAAAAGAACATTTAGAGTTGCACAAGTGGAAGCAGAAGGTAACGATCCTGCTAAATCCGGTAGATCTTACGGAACTCCACATGATCTAGCATCTATGTACGGTAGAAGAGCAACTTCTACGGAAAAAGGAGGTGGACCTGGTAGCGTTCCTCCTGGATATAACGAAATTGGACCTGAAGGAGGAAGACCTAAAGAAAAAGCTTCAATATACGGCACTAACGCAGACCCTATGGGAGGAAGAGATAGATTAGGAGTGCATGGTATGCATGGTGGATTTGAATCTGATAACGAAAACGTAGCAGAAACCAACACTACTAAAGCTCAATCTATATACCACCAAATAAAAAATTCCTTTAAGAATGACAAGGAAATGATATTTGAAGAACAAAAAGAAACACCTTCTAAACTATTAGATGAAAATCAACTTAAAGATTTAGAGGACTAACCCATATTTATATATAGTAACCGTATATTATGAAGATAAAACATTCAAAGTTTAAAAATACTGGTTTAATCTACGAACTGTTAGTTAAACAAATAGCTGTTGATACATTGTCAAAGAATGAATCATCCGCAGTAGGTATATTAAAAAAGTACTTCGGCGGGAATACTGTGATAGCAAAAGAACTTAAACTATATGAGTATATACTTAAGAACAACAGCTTATCAGAAGCAAGAGCTGAGACAGTTGTTTCTACTATAACAGAGATTTCGAGGAAGCTAAATCAAAAAGCCCTTAGAGATTTAAAGTATAAACTAATTGCTGAAATCAAAGATAAGTATAATATTGAAGATTTCTTTGCGATTCAAGTAAGAGACTACAAACCATTAGCTGCTCTATACTGTTTATTAGAAGCACAGAATAATGACACACTGGTAAACCCAGAGTTTTTAGTTAATAATAAACTTACAATATTAGAGCATTTAACTTCTTCAGAAGTAAGTAAAGAGTCTGTGAAAGACACATTAATTGAAGAATACTCTAAATACGATAAAGACTTAAGATTATTAACATATAAAATATTACTAGAGAAATTTAACTCTAACTACAAAGATCTTTTACCTGAACAGAAAAACATACTTAAAGAATTTATAACTTCAGTAAATTCTAAAACAAGACTAAGAACATTAGTTAACGAAGAAGTTGAAAAGATAAGAAAGGAAATAAATGACTTGTCAAGTAAGATTAAAAACGAAGTAATAAAAATAAAATTAGAGGAAGTAATTAAAGGAATATCAACTTTAAAGAAAACTGATAAAATAAACGATAACCATCTTATTAATTTAATGCAATACTACGACTTAGTAAGTGAAATGCGTAAACTATGAAACGTAGCAAGCTAGTTAAAGCAGTAAGAGAGGTGATTGAAGAACTAAGCACGACAGCTGGAGTAGGTGGCTATCAAACTCCATTTGCTTTTAACAAGAGTAATGGAAAGAACAGAGCAACTAAACAAGCCGAAAGACTTGGTTATAAAACTGTGAAACAAAAAAAAAGACCTTATAACACTAAAATGTTTGATTATCTAGATGAAAACGTTAACTGAAAAATACAGAGGAGTACTAAACGAAACTTTTAACAAAGGTCAATTCGTTAGAGATGCTCGTATGGCATTGCCAAATTTAATATCTCAATTCAATGGATTTGAAGATACCGTACAGATCCTGAAACAAAAAGGAATGATCTTTGAAGCTCCAAAAGAAAAAGCAAAAGAAGTACATAACCTTTCTGATGAAGCGATAAGAAGAGGTATTGATTATGAACTTGAAGCTATGGGATTAATGTCTCAAGACAAAATATCTGACGAAGACCAAAGTAAAGCTAAAGATAAAGCCGTAAAGAACTTAGAGAAAGATTCTCTACACTACTTAAATTTAATTTCTGGAGAATCTACCAAGGTAGACAAGCACGACAAACCAGTCGAAGTAAAAAAAGGAAATGAAGTAGATACTTTTAACGGTATGAAAAAAGCTGATTTAAAAGAAAACTATACCAAAGAAAAGTTACTGAGAAAATTAGGTGATGCTGACGATGCAATAATTCAAACCGGTGATGGTAGAGAGTTAATAATATATAACCCAAATTCTAATAACGACGATAATGCTGCAATGTGGCATGACGATACTGTATTTGCTGTTGACCAAGATGGACAAGAAGAAGAAATAGATTACAGAGATATAGGATTAGTAATGGTAGAGGACTTAGCGGAAGCAGATGCTATACCTACTGAACCAGGTGTACCAGGAGAAAGAGCTTCTAACCATGATAGAAAAATGGCTATGAGAAAAATCATAGACTATTTAACCGTAGTAGGACATCCAGATTCAGGTCACAGAGTAGGTACCCAAGATGCAATTGATTTTATTAAAACCCATAAAGACGATATCTTTAACGGTGATATAGATTTTAATGATATTAACGATGTATGGCATAACTACGATGAATATGAAACTATCAATAGAGATATACCAGAAACAATTGAGATAAAGCAAGAAGCTATGTCTGATCAACAGATGAAAGATATAGAGAAATATGGACAAGAAGATAAAGTAGTTAAGGTGTTTAAACCTGGAGATAAATTTTCTGCAGATTTTGATTACGAAGGAATGTTAGAGTTTGGATTAAAAGTAAGACTTAATACACCTATCAACACCTTACAAGCTTTGTTTGACTCATTTGAAGATGTAAATTATCACTCAGAAGGAAGCCATTTATCTTACGCAATAGATGCTATAAAAGAAAGAGACAAAGTTGAAGCTTTAGATCATTTAAGAAGCTTTAAAAAAGCAATTAAGAATACATTAGTAAGTTTTAATGAAGGAGCAGATCCTAATAGGAATCAACTAGAAGAAACAGAAGCAGTAATTGATGAAGGTAGAGGAGATTTAGACACTATCGTAAGAGTTATTACTGATATGGCTAATGAAGATGGTACAACAACTAAAGAAGCAGCTTTAGAAGTAATAGAAGCAATTAGAGATGCTTATATGATAGATGCTTACGACGAAGGAGTTGTTAATGAAGGAAGAAAATCTAAAACATACGGCAAGATATCAGAAGGTAGAAGAAAAAAATCTACTGGAGGTAAAGTTGTTACTGAAAACGATTACGAAACTGGAGGATATGTTCAAAGTATGGGACCTTTATTTGATAAAGGTGTTAACCTGTTAATAAAAGCTTGGGAAGAGTGGAAGATGGGTCCGATGACAGAACCAGGTATGGTAGAGTTTGCTAAAAAAGACGTACTTAAATATTTAGAAACTCAATTTATGGTTGAGAATCTAGAAGAAAAGAAAGGAAAAGATCACGATAAAGATGGAGATGTAGATAAAGATGACTATATGGCAGCAAAAGACGCAGCTATTAAGAAGTCAATGGGGAAAGATGAGATCGTAAAAGAGAATATTAAAGCAATAACATCTAAAGTATTAGAAGAAGGAGTCATAAACGAAGCTGCTACTAATGAATTAGCAAAATTCGCTGAACAATACGGAGGATTTTCAGGTATGAAACAAGCTATTATACAGCTCCAAGATCTTGTCACAGATATAGAAGCATATTACGATAAAACAAGAACTAAAATACAGAAAGTATACGATACATTGGGCGATATTAGAAATGAAGAAGGTTTAAAAGTAGGAGGCTTTCTAGCTCCTTCAATCGAATCAGCATTTAATAAAGACCTAAGACCAGTTACCAAATCAGGATTTACAAAAGGCTTAGATCAACCTAAAGTTAAAGTAGTATCTCAAAGAGATATAGACAGAAACAATTCAGGTGAAGCTCCACTAGGGGAAGATGAAAAACCAACAGTATTTTCACCTCCTGTAAATGGAACATTAAGAGAAAGCAAAAACAAATAACATGGCACAACTATTAATAGAAGTAACACCATTTAACTCTATACTTAAGGAATCAAAAGAGAAACCGGGAGTATATGAGGTTGAAGGTATTATGCAAAGAGCAGTATCAAAAAACCAAAATGGTAGGACTTATAGTAAGGCTATATTAGAAAGAGAATCAAAAAAATATGTAGAAGAGTTTGTTAAGAACGGTAATGCGTTCGGAGAACTTGATCACCCTGAATCTCCAATTGTCTCCTTAAAGAACGCCTCTCATATAGTAAAAGAGTTATGGTGGAAAGGAAACGACCTTATGGGACGTGTAGAATTACTAAATACACCAGCAGGAAATATAGTAAAAGAGATAATTAAAGCAGGACACACGATAGGTATTTCATCTAGAGGTACTGGATCAGTTAATCAAACTAACGAAGGTACTTTAGAAGTTCAACCTGACTTTGAATTAGTGTGTTGGGACTTTGTATCTAATCCTTCTACTCACGGAGCATTCATGAATCCAATTACCCTACAAGAAGGTAAAGCGAATATATCTAAATATAGTAACTTAGATTCTATAATCAACGATATACTAAGAGCATAATGAAACTATCTGAACTTATTTTAGAGAGTGATGAAACTCAACTAGGAGCTGAATTGGCAAAAGCAATAGAAGCTGAATTTGGAGAAGACGGAGATGTTAATGAAGTAATAACCACAGTCGGTATACTATCATGGGCATTAGCTTCTAATACAGTTTTAGATATACTAGGGAAGTATGCAGCAAAAGGGTTTAAAAAACTGGGTTTAGAAAAAGCAGCCAATAAAGCTGATGCCGTACATAAATGGGCACATAATAATGAAGTTAATATAGTAAAAGCAATTAGCGGTTTTATGAAACCATTTATAAAGGATGAAAAAAAGAGACAATTAGTTGCTAAAGGATTATTTATTGCTATGTTAGCAGGATTAGGTGTAAAAGCCGGAATAGGTGCCTTAAATGCTCTAAGAGGAGCAAATGTAGCCACAGCTACAATATCAGCAGTCAAAGCAGCACTTAAAGGAAGAGACATCGCAGTTGTTGGCGCTGAAATAGCAGGTGCAGTAGCAGCATCAGCATAATTAACAAGTTTTATTTAGTTTTTCAGAAAACGTATATATTTATATAAGAATATACAGTGATCTATACTGTATTAAATTTGTATAAACTTTCCTATTACGATTACAATAATCGTAGAAATCAAACAAAATTATTAAAATGGCAAACAAAGATTTATTCAAGCAAGCTATTGCTGAAGCTAAATCTATTAGAGAAGCCGCTATCGCTAACGCTAAGGAAGCTTTAGAAGAGTCGTTAACTCCACATCTTAAGGATATGTTAGCTGCTAAACTTCAAGAAATGGATGATTCATCTGTTGAAGAAGAAGTAGTAAACGAAACTGAAGATGTAGAAGAAGCTGTTGAAGAAACAGTAGAAGAAGGTAACTACTCTGACGAAGACAACGAAGCAGGAGCTATGGAGGAAATCGAAATAGAAGAAGCAGAAGCAGAAGACGAAGCAGAGGATGATTCAGAAGAATCTGAAGACGAAGCTG